AGGCTCAAAGCCTTCTTCTGGAATTATGTCATCTACGTTGATTTCGATCTTGATCGTTTTCATTACCGCACCTTACAGCTTCTCTTGCCGCCTTGGTATGCTTTGCCCATGCCACGAACTGCGCCGCCGCCTTCGTAGCCTGAAACAATTTTTTTCACACGCTTTTTATCGGCATTTGAAATGGCTTTTCCGCTTTCTTTCATGCCGCCAGTCAGACTTTGAGTTCGTCTACGGTCAGCATCAGAAATAGATTTACCAGTTTCTCCAAAAAGAGAATTTAATCTATTGCGATCAGCGTCAGATAGAACATTTCCGCCTTCTTTATATCTGTTAGCTTCAGCAGCTTTACGCATGTACTCGGCATCATCCCCGGCACCACGAGTTGCGCCAGTCTTTTTATTGGTTGAATTTGCTGGTTTGCTTTTTGGCAATGGGCCTGTGTATTTTTTACCTGACATTAGTATCTCCTATTTATGAACCTTGCCGCCGCAAGCCATGTACTTGCGTGGGGACATTAAAATTGCACCGCCATTTTTCTTTTTCACAGGCTTTTTAGAACTGGCCTGATCCTTTTTCAACTGCGCAATCAACTTGTCTAAATCCTCAATAGGAGCAGTCGTAATATCTATCTTTTTTCCAGCCATTAGCTGATCCCCTTAAACTTTCCGCCGCGACCAGGCATTACACAGCCACCGCCACTGTAACCAGCAGGCATATCTTTCATGCCAAACTCACGATTTTTAAAACCCATCCTACGAAAATCTGGCGCATAAGGAGAGTCAACAATTGTATCATTCCCAACTAAACCACGGCGTATTAAAGCTTCAGCCATACTCCCCATAGGAGTCTTGCCTAACTGCCCACCAGGAGCGCCACGAGGAATAGGACGCTTTCCTGTACGCTTCTGCTTTTGCAAGCGCGGTGGAAGTTTTGTCCCCATGCGATTAGCCATCAGTAATATTCTCTCTTGCTGCGATAATTATAAAAATCTTCATCTTCTTCGTCTGAGCGGGTTCGGATAAAATTGCCCTGCCGAAATCTTAGTATAGCCTGACTCATGCTATCCGCCAAGTCATCATGTTCGCCATTCGGGAATGCCGCACACTCCTCTATGACCTCTTCAGCCCAACGTGCTTCAGGAGCATATACCATACCAGATTCAAAGACCGGCGCACAGGCATTCATGCGAGAAAATTTATCCGCGCCACGACCCGGCGTAAAGCCGCTTACAGGTATACCCATTTTTCGTAAGTCTTGTGTGAGCGGCGTACCAGACGCCTTCTGCTCTATGAGAACTAAGTCTGGCTCGTATTCTTCATACAATCGCAGTGCCGCGTCTTTAAGCTCTGGAAACTCCCATCGACCCTTTTCAGCGTCCAACAATATGATCGCTGCCTCATCACCCTCGTCAGGATGAAACACGCCCCATGTTGTAATCGCGCTAAAGTCTGACCTTTCGCTTTTCGTGAAGGCCGTATCATAGGACTGGATGATGTATGAGCAGGTAGGTGGCTCATCGCTATCCCAAACATTCCACCACTCCCTTTTTACAATTGCGCCTTCTTCGGCTGTCGGATTCTGTAAATACTGCGCATTCCATTTTGCTACCGGAATAGACGCTCTAACGCCTTCTAATTCTTCCCTGCTCCAGAATTCTGGCCACAACACCTTGTCGGTGTCGGGAAATATCGCTGGGAACTCTACGACCTCCCACTTGTCCGCACCGCCCTCGGCCTGTTTCTGTAACACCTTCGCCGTCAGATCCCTGATCGACCACCGCGTCATCACAATTATAATCGCGCCGCCCGGCTGTAGTCGCTGTCTTGGGCCTGATGTGTACCATTCGTATATATTATCCAATGCAGTTGGAGACAAGGCATCCTGCTCAGATACAGGATCGTCAATAATACATAAATTCGCACCACGACCAGCAAGCGCACCACCCACACCAACAGCGTAATACTCACCACCCTTGTCAGTTGACCAGCGACCAGATGCCTTCGCATCCTTGGCTAACGCCAACTCAGGGAACACATCACGATAAACCTCACTGTCAATAAGGTTTTTAACCTTACGTCCAAAGCCAACTGCCAACTCAGCCGTATGCGTTGCCTGAATGATCTTCGTCTCAGGCTTTTGCCCCATAACCCACGCAGGAAACAGATAACTCGCAAACTCTGACTTCGTATGTCGCGGCGGCATGTTAACAATCAGACGCTTTAACTCGCCACGCGCAACCTTTTCAAGCTTCTCTGCAAATATTCTGTGATGGTTTCCAGCAATAAAAGAAGGCCATACATGCTTAACAAACTTTAAAAAGTTTTCCTGATACTCATCACGCTCATGAAGCTCCTTGAATTTGTCCAAGTGCCTTGCCAGAGCCTCTAACTCTGCATCAGTTAGATACTCTGTGGGTATATCAAATGTATCGTCCATTGCCCTACGCCGCTGTTAACGACTCCAAAAATCTTCCCGCTGCTGCATCTAACACAGACCCACCATCAGCTAAACCAATTGGAGACCTTGGCCGATTTAACCGTGCTAACATTTGCTGGTAGCGCTGCATCTCTGATAAAGAATATGGATTGATCTGGCCTGTTTGCGATGTGCCGTAACCAACAGGACCTTGAAGGTTTGACGGAACAGGCTGGCGATTGGAATCAACCAAAACAGGACCGGGGTCAACTGGAAGCGGCGGCAGAACCTCAAATAGTGGATCAAACACAGGCTCTTTTGGAGCTTCTGGAGCGCCACCACCAGATGACACAGAGCTATCACCACCATCAGATCGATCGTAACCAGAGTCGTTAGTGACGGTATAACTGTTTGTTTCTGGATCAAGCGTATTGCCTGACGCAAATGGATCATATCCGGGGCGTCCACTGTATGTGCCTGTTCCAAAAATTCCGCCAGTAGGATCTACTGTACCAACTAACTGACCTGTTTTTGCATCAGTAACACCATAATGTCCGCTTTCAACTATGTCTGTAAGTCTTTCAGCAGCAGCAGACTTTCTCATATCTTCTGCGGCACCAAGAGCTTCATCAGCAGCTTTAGCATAACCAACACCGAAAAGCGCATCAGAAAAAATACCAAGATCGTCTAAAGCGCCTGATTGCTCAAGAGTCTGCCGATCAATAGCACTACTCATTTGTGCCTCAATGTCCTGAAGCATGTTTCTAGATGGGCGTCCAGTGTTTGTGACATCTTGCGCGGTAAGCTTACCGTCCACATTACTAATACGAGTTACTTTTCCAGTATTGTTGGGATCTGTTGCTTCTACAGTTTGTGACATAAAGTTGCCAAGAGCGCGTTCCTGATCTGTTAAGTCAACATCCTTACCGTAAGCGGCACCTGACATAACAGGTGCGCCGTACTTATCATATCCAATGACCGCATCTAAATTCTTGCCAGTCAAACCTGTTGCTGCGGCGGCTGTCTTGTCTATGGCCGCTGAACTCATCGGATCAGTAGTGACTATATCATCAACAAGGTCTAAATTGGCATTCAAAAGACCAGCTTTGTTAGCATTACTTGTGCCAGTTGTTCCTGAAGACTCAATCTGACCGCCAAGAATGCCGGACTGCAACTGATTGTAGGCTTCTTTAGCGGCTTTCTGCTCTTCCTTTGTGCCAGCCATGACAGGACCAGACTTCGACATGACAGGCTTGCCAGTTAACTCTGAAGTCAACGTGCCAGACTTTATAGCCTGCTCTATCTGCGCCCTGTTCGCGGCTTCTTGAGCGGCAGCTTCGGCAGCTTCGGCAGCAGCATTGTCAGCCAAAATATCGCTAATGCTATAACCCTCGGGAGAATCTCCGCCAAAATCTTTTTCATAGTTGCCCATGTCAACGGTTTGCTGCTGCTCATCTTCCTCTTGGTAGCCGCGATAATCGTCATCACTCCAGCCTCCGCCATTGCTGTCATCATCGCGGCCGCCGCTGCCGGTATCACTGTCCCCAGAACCCATACCGCCAGTGTCGCTGTCGCCGTCTCCATACCCTTCACTACCATCATTATCGCCGAATCCATACTGCGGAATGCCCATAGGACCCGGCTCACCTGAACCGCCCAAGGCCATCAGAATGTCAGCTTCGTCTGGGGTGATGTAAGAAAGCTCGTGATACTGACCACGAATATCGGTCTCACGAGGCGGAACCTCTCCACCATCTTCAAAGTTGAAAATATCTCTAAAACGCCTACCAACATTTTTCACTCTATCTCCTAAAGATGGAGGGGTAGGAGGAGTATAAGACACATCAGGCATATCAGTTGATCGCTCAGTCGCATCTGCCGCAAATTGCTCCGCCTGACTGGTCATCTGGTTGGTCATGTCTGTCACATCTTGGCTATAATCATAAGTAGGCGCGATATTAAAGATATCACTGCCGGATGCTATGTTGCCAGTCAAGTATTGTGGGTTCGTGTAATTGGTTGTGCTGATCAGGTTGCCTTGCCCTGTCCGCATCAAATAGTCTTCATAGGCTTTATCCTGCCCACGCCCCAGACTCCCTGAACCCATCTGGCCAAAGTAAGGGCTGTTATACATGTCCTGAGTGCCGAGTTGTTGGCCACCGCTATAAGCGGTGTACTCTGGAGAACCATAGAAGCCTTGGTCTACAGTGTTAGCAGCAGATCCACCACCCATAGAAGCTGGGCCAGAAGGCTCTGACGGCATGTCACCACCAAAGCCCCCGCCCATAGAATCACCACCATAAACAACCTGATTAAGCGCCTCAACCATCTGGTTAGACATCTCGCCAAGGCTATTCAAACCGCCAACAATGCCGCCATCAATAAATTGCTGCGGCGCAAATATATCCATTTCAGGCAAAATATAAGATCCAGCCGGAACAGTCGACATAGGCTGCGCGGCAGGTGCCATAGGCATAGGCGCAGGCATCTGTGGCATAGGCGACTGCATACGCTGCTGCATAAACTGCTTGAAACGCTGACGCTGATTAGGATCAGTTTGAAAATCTAGTGCCTGTGGCTGCGCTGGCGCTGCCGGAGGTGGTGCCATTGGCCCCATGAAATTGGACATGGACGTACCCTTTGTAATTACATAGGGCCAATGATAGTTTATTTATCGAATTTTGACAACAGGAAGGAAAGCTCCTCAGAACTTTGTTGTAAAATTTTTTTCACAAGTGGATCTGAAACAGACTGGGCTGCTTTTTCCGCTGCATCTATTAAGATTTCTATTCTGGTTTCCTGAAACTGGGTCAGGGTACCTTCAGGTTCTATCTTAGGCGCAACAACAGGCTCATCGTTTGCAACTTGCTTCGATACATGACGAACCGCCAACTCTACACTTCTCGGTATCTTTTTCTCCCCACTCTCGTAATAACAATACATACGATGGCTCAAGCCAAGAATACTAGCAAAAGCAGCTTGGCTTTTATTCAGATCCCGCCTCATACTCTCAAGGTCCTTGCCGCCCCACATGCTGTGGGATGTTTTAGCCTTACTTGGCATCTACAACCTCCAGCATCCCATGACGCATCATGTCTTCAGCAAAAGCCGCAAGAGTGTCGTACCTAACAGACTGGCCAGACCAGTCGCAAGCAAGCGCAGCCGCTGTCCTGATCCACACATCCTGATCAGGATCAGGTGAGCGATGCTCCATACGCCACGCATCAATGAAGCCCTCGGGGCTGGTAGAGGTAAACTCAATAGGATCACCGCCGATTTTAAGTCTATACTTAGTCATAGAACCCTCCTTTGTTTGTCTATATGTAGTATATGGGGCAATGATTGCAAAAGCGCAAGGATTTTTTTTGCAAAATTTTTTGGTGATTGTTGGTGTGGAACACGGTGCAAACCCTCCCCTATGTCAACACAAAAAAAGGGGGGGTACCATACCCCACCCGATCCCGATCAAATTTTGTTCGCGTTGCCTAGGGTACCTGTAAAACCTAGGCAAAGAAAAACCCACGACTAGCGTGGGTTAATCCGGTTGGTTGGTGGCTGGCGATCAATTCAATTGATCGCGCCGCGTGTTGAAATACTCAAATGTCTCATCATCCAAGCCAGCCCATATAGAAGAAACGCCGCGCTGGTTTTCTGGTAACAACCCGCCGTTGTCACGCTGGCGGCGTTCTATTGTCGCTGGCACCATGTAACCATTCAAGTCATGTTCGCCATTAGATGAACCATAGCTATGACCATAGGCTTGTTGTGTATGGCATATAACCGCTTGTTCGCCATGTTCGCGCCGCATTTCAGATATTCGAGCGCGTATCGTTTGAGCCGTCCAGCCGGTTGCATCGGCAATCTCGCGTGTAGTCGCGCCATCATCACGGCGGATCAATGACCACATAACACCAATGCGCGATCCGGCACGATACGGTTGCGCTGGCGTTGGCACGCTAGTTACGGCATCGGCATTATAATCAACACGGTAACGATCAGAATGCCTAAACATTGCGTCAATAAGCAAACACCATGCTTCGAGCTTGGCAACGTCCATTGTCGCTTGGTGCTGGCGAAATTCAATTGTGCCACGCGTCCAAGTCTCAAGATTAACCGCGTAAAACTTTCCGCCAATAATATAAGACATTTCGTTGGCGTTGGTTGCGGCCATAAAATCAGCATGGCGGCGGCCATCGCTGGCGATATGTGTTAGGCATCTTGCATAACGGTTGTCGCGCCGTGATGGTGGCAGAATACCATTGATTGCGCCAATGTGATCAGCATATCTAACAGCAACGTCCTTGGCGAGTATAAGCGGCATGATATCAGCACAACAATCGTCACTTGGCATGTAGAACGCTTCACGATCGCGCATTAGCTGTTTTGATTGCCGCCAGTAATCGGCTGGCGTCATGTTCTTGATAGCGCGATTGCCAATGTGAACATGGCCACCCAAATCACGGCGATTTACACTGCCACCGTTTTCTTCAATAAATGCAAACAACCGGCGCAAATCATCGGCAACGCCGCCAGCCATATGTGCGGGGAATGGCGGTATCACTATTTCGGCATCAACAACCGGCGTTGCGTCATATTTGACTAGCACCCAATCGAAGCCAGCAGTTTTAAGCTTGCGATCCCATACGCTGTATGAGCCGCCACCAGAAATTTCTAACTCATAACCCGCAGATAAAAACATATCGTTTTGAATGTAAGGCATTGTTTGGTTTCCTTTTGATAATGGCAAGCGGCCTATCCCCTTGCCTATGCCTAAGATCATATACGAATATGCAATGGTTGCAAACATTAAATGCGAACAATTGTTCGTTTTTTTCAAAAAAAACGCCAAAATCTGGCAAAAATCCAAGCGCTTCCAGGGCCAGCGCCGGGGACTGGGCCGGGAAAACCCGAACAAATCCCGACCCCGAGGCCCGAAACCCCGAACCCCGAACCCGAACCCCGGACAAAAAAAGAGGCCGAGTCCCGAAGAACCCGACCCCGAAAGCCCGATGTGTTGCTATTTATTGGTATTCGCTGACGACCTGCTCCCCGACAATGTAGGCATACATATTGACAACCTTCTCTGGGTCAGACAGGTCTGTCGTCACTTCTCCGAAGTTGTCTTCCTCGTACTCCTTGACGGTGCGGATGATGTCAAAGGCTTTTGAACCCATCCACTGTTCGGCTTTGTATGTGCCAATGATGTAGTAGTCTGTGTTAAAGCACTCATGGTGCCATTCGTCTTTGTTGTTCCTCAACCACTCGTGATCTTGATCGTTCATCCAGTCGGTGAAGTGTTCTTTGATTTCGTCATACTTGTGTAAGTTGTGCATCTTCATGCCCTCCGTTGGTTTACTCATTATATATAGCAACCATTGCAACACCCGTCAACAAGAAAAAACAAAAAAAGTAAAAAAAAGATTCGCCGGGGTATGGAGCTTCCTCCGGGGAAGAGAACGAACAATTGTTCGGGTTTAGGCCCGGGGCAAAAAAATGGCAGCACGGGGAAACCAACCAAACCGTGCTGCCTGCTGGCCAGCGTCATCTGCTCGCTTCCAGCACCCCGAGCTGTATCCCTAACGGGGCAGCCCGATTCAGAAATTGTTCGTGTTATTTGGCCCGAGTCGCTGCGACTCCCGTTACCATTGTCAAAGCGAAGATCATAACGATGCCCGCGTGAACGAAGAATGATCCCGTTACTGCTGGGTCTGGCTCCGCTGCTGATGCAAAGCACAGCCCGATGAACCCGATCCCGATTAATGTGTTACCGATCTTACGCATTTTCTTCTCCCCTCGTAACATTAACCAACTGCCATGCCAGTTCGTGCAGCATAGCTTCTTGGTTGCCTCCTTCGTCTACACCAATCCCCTCCATCACACAGTTGATAGAGTCTACAACTGCCTGCACCTTCTGATCTGCTGTGGGTACGGCGACTACGCCGTTTCCAATATAGATGCCAGTCTTCCAATCAGGCTTTACTTGTGGTGTTTTCATTTTGGCCTCCTCTGTTAAGCACACCTATATATAAGCAACTATTGCGAGCAGTGTCAACAAGAAAAAAGAAAAAAAATAAAAAAAGTTTTGTTGTCCCAATACCTACATTGCCGTTGCTGTACGAGCTGCTGGCCGGGGGCAAGCAGAACAATTGTTCGTGTTCAGGCCCCGGGGACGAGAAAACCCCCGGCGCATGGAGAAACACCGGGGGCAGACCAAGGGAGGACTCAATGATGTCCCGATTCAGGCCAGGGAGTCAACCCCGAACCCGAACAATTGTTCTGTCCCGTCCCGATGCCTACATTGCCACTAGTGTCTATGCGTACGTTTTTCCGTACGAGCTGCTACTCCCCGGACCGATCCCGAACAATTATACGGTTCCCGAGTCCCGATCCCGAGCAGGCCCCGTTTGTCATCGGAGAAGAGCAGCCGCAAACCCGCAGAAACCCTAGCCCGAGGCCCCGAAAAGGCCCGATTCAGGCCCCGAACCCGAACAAATCTACGCCTACAAGGCCCCGAGCAGGCCCCGAAGACCGCCTCCTCCCCCCGCACGGGGTGTGTGGTACTATTCTACCTCATCCTCTGTATCATCCACTATATTTTGTGGTTCATGCTCGATAACGTCTACATCTGGTGTTACGTTTACCATGCGCGACTCAGCCAAACGCTTGAATTCAGCCAATTTATCGGCAATTTGTTCTTTTGTTTGTGCTGTAATATCCTCCTTGACAACGTGCTGCTTGTTGATAAGTAGCCCTGCTGCCTTCAAACGCAGCTCTTCAGCACGAATAGCTTCGCTAAATCGCCCGTTCTCCCACGCTTGATCCCGAAGCTTTTTTAAATCACGAATAGACTTGTCGATTGTTACGCCAAATTTGGCCTGTGTCTCTAGGCGCATCTCTTGTAGGCGTTCTGCCACCACTGGGTTTTTTAGCAGCCGTACAGCGGACACGGAGGCATTCTTATACCCCGCCTCTCTCGCTGCTGCTGTCTGTGTCATGTCTTTATGCAAGTAATTGTTCAAGAATTCCTGCTGTATTGGCTTGAGCCTTTTGTATCCCGCAAGGCGCATTTCTTTTGGCAAATCTTCTCCGACCTTTGGCATATTCAATCCTCTCTATTCGTTCCCACTAAATGGTACACATTATCGTGGTGTTCGTCTGGGTAGTATATCACCCCTGACGCTGTTTCTTGAAGCCCCGCAAATTCTAGCATAAGTGAAATTATTTTATTTTCGTGCTGCTGATCCAAAGCATCATCGTAATCGCTTGGTCTACGCACCTCATCAATATCTTCCCACTGCACATACATCGAACACGGAAAGCAGATCGGGTTGCCGTTCAACTCAATCAGATTTCCTGCATCATGAAGCTTGCTGCATATCGAGCAAGAACTCAGTCCGTCTTGTTGCATGTTGCGCGTCTTTCTAACTTTCGTATATGGGGTAGGTTACACTACCTACCCATATATATATATATGTAACCATAGGAAACTTTGTAACCATAGGCCTTTTCAATGACTTACACTCAACTCTTAACTTACCTACAGAAGAAATCGGGGCAGGTAAGTAAACCGATTTCGTTAATATATTCAGTAACTTATTACTTACCTACGTTTTACTTACCTATAGGTAACTAGGTAAGTAGGTAAGTAAAAGTTAACCGAATTCTGGTTAATGTGGTATTTATTTACCGCACGATCACCCATCCCATTTTGACCTTTTCGCGCCAGCCTTCCTACGCAACTGATCTTCTAGGCCAGCAGCCCAAGACCTTTTAAGCCGATCCTTCACCGACTTTTGCGCTGGTGTTATAACATCTGTTCTAACATGAACTCTATGCTTTGCTGGCGCGACTTCCGGCAGACGCAACGCCGCAATAATATCTTCTCTTGATGGAACTCCCACTATACCCTCCTTGCTTCAATACGAACAATTTCACTGGTTCCGGGCCTCATGTGAAGATCCACGCTCCAGTGGCACTTAACATCTGCTGTAGTAAGACGAACAATTTCGCTCCCGTCCACCTCTACAACCCGTTTCTGCTGGTCAACAACATAGTTATACCGCTCGCTGCACTGGCAGCCAAGCGATACATTCATCAACGCATCGACCTTTTCCTTGATCCGATCAAGAGCAACGTCCTCGTCCATCAGAAACCGCAACTCTTTTAGACCCCAATACATTCTATTTTGCTCAGACATATCAGTCCCCTCACAGTAATAAAGCAAGAACAATACTTACCAACCAAAACTCAAGCATTATTTTATTCCTCCGATTATTATGCAACACCGGCTTCATCTTCAGTGTTATCCCTCAAGATATGAACCATTTCTTCCAACGGTGTTAAATCCAGACCCGCATGATCAACGCAGCCACGGTAACGATTAATCCAAGCTGCCAATGCTACACCCGCTTGCCTACGCAATTCATGCTGGGCATCCTCATCTTCTGGATCAAACCGCATATATCCGCCGCCATCTTTCCTGCTTGAAACAGGCGAAATATAAGCTGGATATTCTTTTACCGTAATGGATGTAACTTCACTGTCAACCATTTCGCTTTTAGCAACGATACGAAGCCCACTAGCCATGCTCCTCGCCATTTCAATACGGTACTGCCTAGCAGCCTCTACATCATCAATGCCATAGAACGCATCATATGCTTCATGTTTTGGTTGACCAGCAAGCCAGTCAACAAACTCTGACGGAACGAACATATTCGCGCCAGTAACATTCAGATAATCATCAATGATTTTCTGTTTTGTCTTCTTGCTAAAATAAGCCATTTTGAACTCCCTTCGTTAGCTTACAATAAAACGACCGCCTTGACTTGACGAGCCTTTACTCAACTCACCGCGCCCCGCCCCGCCTAAACTTACCCGACAGCGCCAGACCGTGCCTCAACCGTCATACCTTAACCCGCCTTTCCATTACATACCTCAACCGCCATGACACGCCTCGCCTGACCTCTCCCAACCTAAACTCGAAAGACCATAACCGTCTCGCCAAAACTGACCGTGACTCACCGCAATATCCTTTCCAGAACCAAACGGACCTAAACCGCCTAAACTAAACTGGACGCATCTAACCATATCTTTCCTCAACCGCCTCGTCATACCAGCCCTACCCATACATAACCGCGACCCGCGAAAGGAAGCGGCTCCCGCCGCTCCCAATCAATTTCTTTACGCCGCACGGCGCAATCTTTCTTCCTGCATAAATTCCATCAACTCAGCCGTTTGATCATCAAAGCACTCAGGATCATTCATAGCTGCCTCTTGGATATCGCGCCCTTCTTGCGTGATCTCATCCCAAATTTCTTGCATATCGCCCATGTCCTCTGAACCTGCAACAGAGAATGTGCCAAAACCGCCTCGACCCTTTTCCTGACGGAAATCGCCAATGCCTACGATTTGCCCTGCATTTTGCAGCAAAGACACAATCGAATGTGACGATAGTGTAGGCGTTACAAATCTGATCTCTACCTCTGCACACCAGTTAGGCAGAAATGCACGAGTACGAACATCAGGCGTTTTATTCATATCAGCGGAGCGCACAATATCCATTTTCATGTAGGGCTTGCCCCAAATCTGAATGTGGCTTTCTGGCAGAAAAATAAGCCGTTGCACACTGGACTTTGTGATACCCGCTGTTTCCAGAGCAGCCGTAGACATTGCGCCTTTTACACCAGCCGCAGGAAAACAAAGATATGTGTCACCTGTAGACTTTTTATACACGCTATCACGAAACTCTTGTTCTGGATTGTGCTTGATATCCTTCTTTTGAGCAGCAGTTTTCTTACCGCCGCCAACAAGCAGATCACGCCAAGCCTTTGCGCCCATACTATTAAAGTACATTGGCGTTTGACCAATCATCCGAAGTTTAATACGACCCTGCTTTAGAGCATGGATTTCCATAGTAGTATTTTGTGTTTTTACTGGCATTGTTACCTCCTTACCATTAACACGTTTTAAAATTCTGGATGGTAAACTGCACCATCCATGTAGGCTTTATTTAATTGAGACCAACGCAACTCTAGGGCAGTGGCGTCTTTGCCTTCCCACTTTGCATCGTTGATCTCACTTGCTACCCGCATCATTTCTGCGGTTAGACTTACCAGACGAGTATCACTATCAGCGTCTGTATAAGCTGGTTCGATTAATTCAAACATTGTCACCTCCTTTGTTAAGACACATATACTCAAGCAATGATTGCAATCATTGTCAACAAAAAAAATCATGCAGCAGAAAAACTATATCTTTTGTAATGATCTTTTACTGCATCGTGCCTTGCGTCAAACAAGTAGCTTTTGTCCAACCCAAAATCATCATAACCCCTTGCAATGCAATCAAAGTAGCTATTCGATGGCGCACTGATACCGTTATTATTCATGCGGTACGTCAGCATTCCATTGATAAATACCCTGCGGTATAAACCACTGCTA